TCAACTTTACGTTAAAAATGGGGGAAATCTACTAACTTTTTAAAGTTTCCGCCCCAACGATTTTTACTGTTTAAACTTTCCCAATAAACTCCCAAAGGAGTTAAAATGTTTTTGTCCCATATAATTTGACCACTCATAAAGAAATTCAGGTCAATGGCACATCTCTTTAGATGGATAGAATTTAGCGTTTTAGAACGCCCTGTTTTAACGTATATGGCTTGTTGTTCTGGAGTACGAGCAAGCTCTCCCCCAGTTACAGTAAATCCCATATCTGTTGCATAGCGAATAAGTTTGCACATGTCTAGCAAAAACTCAGCTTGTTCATTCATTAAGCTCATTTTTTACCTTTCATTTCTGCAAGTTTCTCTATTGTTCTACCACCAAAATAAGCACCCATAATGAGCATTCCCCATTGTCCCAATAAGCTAACATAAGCTTCATTAGCATTAAGTCCAAAAGCAGACATCATGGCAAACAGGAAATAGCCTGAGAAGATGGCTACAAGGCTCATAGGACGTATATTTTTAGAAAGCCAAGAGTCACTAGCCATGTCAGCTTTCCAACGGTCTGAGACGTTGTTATCCTCGTTGGCAGCGGCATTAGCTAACAGCTTCATTTCTTCCATTTCCATTTTGGCTTTTTCAATGCCAAGTTCTAAAAGACGTTCTTCATGGTCATATTGCAATTGACGCAGTTTAGCAACTTCTTCAGGACTAGGATTGTCACTAATCTTTACACCAAGCTTTTCTTCTACAACTTGTTTGCCTTTAGCTTGTATGGCACTGGACAACAGTCCTAAACCATTTTCAGCCAACGTTCCCAACAGGGAAGCGATAATTGGAATCATCTCATGTCCTTTAAACAGTATTTGGGAATATTCCCCGTGCTTTGATATTCAAGCCAACATTCTTTTGTACGTTTGTCTGTAACCCAGCGTTTTTCAAATTCCACATGGCTAAACCTATCTTTCTTTCTATCCTGTGCTTCTTGATGTATATAATACATAAGACCAGAAAAGAAGATAAGAACAACAAAAACGGCTACAATTGCTACAACCCTAAGTTCCCATTTATACCAGAGTTGCTGTCTTTCTACAGCTTTTAGCTTTCCTTTGTATTCTTCTAGTTGTTGCTGTTTTGTAAGTTTTGCCAACTCTATTTCAAAGTTTCTCCACATTGTATTAAAAGTTTCATCAGCTTCATATATGAGAAACTGACGGAGTTCAGCGGCTTGACGCTTAAGTTCCATTTCTTTCATTACATTGTCTAAAGCTTGTTTTCTTAATGATTTAGCTTTAGGAGGATTTTTCTTGTCTTTAACGACAGTTTCTTTAACTTGTTCTTGTGCATGGAAGAAATTGCCTATTGCCCCAGATATTTCCATGGCAATGTTTGATACATCTTTTCCTGTTGATTTAACTTCTTTGTATAAAGCTACCCCCTGTTTAATAGCAGCTATAGCTCCTAGGGCTATTGTAAAGGGGTCCATACATTACCTATGCATTAAAAAAGTAACAATTATACCAGCCATACTAGTTATCATAACTCCAGAAGCAGCCATAAGGATGCTTTCTATTCGTCTAAGCCTAGCATTAATTTGTGAATAGCGTTCTGCACAAACTTGCTCATGTGCTGACAGTTTTGCGTCTGTTGCATCAATTGTTGTCATTATTTAACTCCTGCGCTTTCAGTAATAATTGAATCATTTTCTTTTTCCGTGTTGACAGCTAGCTTTGTTTCAGCATCTTCAAGCATCATGCCAACTGCTCATCTGCTGGAAGTGGTTTAGATTGTCGCTGTTTAGCCCATTGAGCCAATGATGCCAACCGTAATTTTTCTTTGGTTTCCATACTGTGTGTATATCCTTTTCTACCTTCAATTGCATTGGCTTTATGCTCTTCAGACAACCTTCGACCTTTGAGCTTTGCCGAAATTACTGGATTGCTTCTACCCTTTAAAGACGCAGAGATTTTGGCTCTTTTTTCAGGTGATTGGTATGCGCCTTTGTTAATGCCATTTAATGAAATTTTATGTCTGACTCCAATTTCAACATACTGTCTTGAACAATACCTTTTTATAGTAGCCATCCTGTGCCAAGCACAAGCCATGCTCATCTTTGCTTTTCCTTCTGTGCATTTGAACAAAAGCAAATGACACAAAAAATGTTCCTTAGATGTCAACAAGACCAAGTTGGATTTATCGTTTGTTCCACCCATGCTGACAGGTATTATGTGATGTTGGTCATATTTTCCATCGCCACACTTCTTCCTGCCTTCTGCTTGCGCTTTGGCAACAATTGACAAATACCAACGATGGTACTTATTGAGAAGAAACATCGTCAGCCTCCTGTGGAACTCCGCCTTCTGCAAGCCAAGCAAGATATTCAGGTGTAGTTACAAGGCATGATTCTTGTTTTCCGTCTTCCCATTGTCTCCATACAACTTGAGTTGTTTGCGAAGGTTGTAAAGGTAAAAGTTTCCAAGTTGGCTCGTTCATAATTCAGACCCTGTAAATGTAATTTGAGCAGAAGTATCACATTTTAATTGACTTGCTGTTAAAGATGCGTAAGTTCCTGAACTAGTTACAACCATTGTTACAGCATCTTTATTTCCAGCAGAAAAAGCAATTGCAGATATAGTGCCAACTACATTACCAATACTAAATGCACCAGCACTTGAAACTGTAATACCTGTAGGGGCAGTTCGCATTGTAACTTTTAAAGGAAAAACAGCTACAAGATTTGTATTTGCGGTATTTCCATAAGCCATACAAACAGCGCCTGACCCATCCCATTGTTGAAAATACCGCTGACAAAGCATTAACTCAGTCCCATACGGTCTGTAATCAAAACTTGTTGCTGTTGAGCCTTTTTCTAGTTGAACGCCTGTGATGTAGAAGGTTGCAAGGTTTGTTCCTACTACGGATGTTGCTCCTGTGGCTGAAAAATACAAAGAACCCGCCCAAGAGCCAGCAGTGCCGCTAGATGTTGAACCAACACCGAGGCCAAAATACAGCCCAATTCCTGTGCCGTTTGTTGTACCCCAAGTCCCAGAAGTGTCACCTGCTACGGTAATACTAATTGTTGTCCAAGTGTTTGCCGCTGGAATTGAGTATGTAAACGGATAAGAACGGTTTGCAGATGCGTTAATTAAAGAACCACCAAAGGTTCCTGTCAAACTTGAATAAACACGGAAAGACAATGTTACGGCTTGAGCATTTGCTGTACCCCACCCAAGATCAGCAATGTTATAGCCTTCAATGCTTTGCGCCATAGCAAAGTTTTCACCCGCACCGACACTGTAAGCAGACAAAGACGTAATCTTCATGGCGCTAGAAAAACCAGCGGGGACAACTGAAGTTTGTTGTTGTACGGAATACTTGCTTGTAACTGATAAATTTGCTTGCCAGCGATCAAGTGTGTACGCTGAAGCTGTAGGAGTAACACTAGCCCCCGCATTACGCTGGTCAACCATCATCGCACCATTGATGATTCTATTCTTAAAGCCTGTGTACTGAGCCGTTGAACTCAGCAACCCTTGGTCAACTTGTGTTAGTGCCATTATTGTTTCCCTTCAGAAAATACATTTACAAAAACTGTTCCGTCTTCCAACGCTTCAATCTCATGCCATCCGTCAGCAAGCAAGTTAACAGGCTGAGTGTCCTTGGTCATTATGAGTTCCTTACGCTCTTTGCGAACAGCGCAACTACCTGCATGGCACATCGTGAGGTGTGAATATGCGTGTTCGTGCCGAGGCAACCCTTGTCCTTTGTTGGCATGATAGACGTTGAGCGTTGCCCCGTCATACGTTACTGAATGTTTTATTGGGGCTTGTTGAATCATTTTCTTTTTCCGTGTTGACAGCCATCCATTTACCCACATAGCCCATCGGTCTGTTGATGTAACGCACCTGCATAACCTGCGTTCCATCTTCTTTTTTGAACATACGAAACTCAGGTGTGGAATTAGGATAGATGCCGTAGGTCATAGGTTTTGTGAACCTTGAGTAGTTGGTTGTACAGGTTCAGGTGGCGGAACATAAGGTGCAACAGGTCCAAACTCACCCGCTTGTGCTCGATAGTACAAGTCCCGTCCATATTGCTCAGGGTCGTAAGTGGTTGCACCAAAGGGCATTTCCTCGTTAAATTCTTCCCACTTAACAGTTAAAACAATAGCGTTGCCTTCGGCATCACCATAAACGGGGTCTTTGGCATATTGAAGTGTTAACATATTTTTTCCTTATGAAACTCTGACGGCAATTCCAAAAATAGAAAAGCCACAAGCGGTTTGTGTGCCACCTGCTGCCATCCATTTCCACGTTCCAGACAGACTATTAGCCCAGTTACCATTAGCAAAAGCAAGAATTTGATTTGCTCCAATTCCAGGCGAATAATTACTTCCTGACGCAAAACTACCAGATAAACCCGAACAAAAACAATAACTACCAACACTATTAAACGTAGGTGCAGCCGCAGCAAAAGTTACAGCACCCGTAGCCGTAGAGACGGATACACCATTACCAGCCACAGCAGAAGTTACACCACCAGCGGGAGCTGCTGCACTTGTCCAAGTTGTTCCATTAGAGGTAAGTAAATTGCCTGATGTACTAGGTGCTACTAACTGAACGTCAGAAGTACCATTGCCTAACACTACACTATTAGCGGTAAGAGTTGATGCTCCCGTTCCACCATTAGCAACAGGCAAAGTTCCTGTCACGTTAGTGGTTAAGTTTGTAAAGGTAGTTGATGTAGTCCCCGTGCCGCCTTGATTCACCGGCAAAGTAAATCCACCAGCTAATTTTGTAGTTGTGACAGTACCATCGCTTGGCGTACCAATTGCTAAGGGAGTTGAATAAGCAACTTCAATGTTACTTGTTCCAGTTGGTGGCGCAGTTGTAAATGTCAGTGTAGTACCAGAGACAGAATATGTACTCTTTTGTTGATATACACCCGTGACATAAACAGCAGTATTATTTTTTGTACTTGGATCAGATGTTAAAGTAAAAGCTGTTGTGCTGCCGTTACCAGAAAATGTATCCACATTAATGTTTGTAGCACCAAGTCCAGATTGTGAAGCAAACCATTGTGAAGTTTCTAAATCGGCTACAAATACAATTTGACTATATTGAGAACCAATTTGAGCACTAGTTGCTCCATTAATTGTGTCACTACCTGAACGTGCAATGTTTACAGCATTAGCATCAGAAGTCCATTTAACAACAGCAATTTTAAAACCATCACCAATTCCTGTACCACTAATTAATGGAAGTGTAATTGTTATAGCACCACTAGTTGTAGTTACACGAATTAAATCTCCAGCATCAGCAGCAACAATAGTGTAATTTGCGCTTTTATCTTGTACAGCAGAATACATACCAGAGGCGGCAGAAGCCGCGGCTGCTGAAGCAGACGAAGCGGCAGATGTAGCACTGTTAGAAGCGTTAGTAGCCTGTGTTGTGGCTATACCAGCTTGTGTTGTAGCAGTGCCAGCACTTGTAGAAGCAGAACTAGCACTAGTGGAAGCAGCAGAAGCGGATGTAGCAGCTGCAGATGCCGATGTTGCTGCAGCTGAGGCAGCAGAAGTTGCTGCAGATATTGTATCTGTAATAGTTGCTTTATTAACCCGCATTTCTACGGTAGAGCCTAAAGCCCAAATAGTAGCAGATGTTCCGTCTTGTGCTCGAACAATTGTTAATGTATTGCTACTACGTGAAGTACACTTGACAATTTCTCGAATAGTTTTTGTAGAATCTTCAAGTGTTACATAAAAATAATCCGTACCAGTTGGAGAAGGAAACAATGTTTCTGTTCCAAGGGTAACGGTTAGAGTGGTGTCTAAAGCACCAATAGCTGCAGCTAAAGTACTTTTAGCGTTATTTGCGAGTATGATAGCCATTAGTCAATTCCTACAAAATTAAGGGCAGAACCGTTCCAAGCCAAATCAGTTTCATCGTTTACTGGGTTCATTGGATCAGGCACAAAGGTGTCCGTTGCTGGATACGGACGGGAAAATGCAACTGCTATTTTTTCTTTTTGCACTCTAAGAAAATCAGAAGGATGACGCATCTCCCAATCTTCCTTGCAAACCATTAAACCATCCCATCTTTGTTTTAGGTCTAAGGCTTTAAATTTTCTTCCACAACTGTCGCACAACGCATTCCAGTTACCTAAAATTAGATGGTTTTTCATGTATTACTTTAAAAAACGAAGTTTATAAAGAGTAGATTGGAACAATGCAACAACTTCATCAATAGCGTTTTGCAACGCTGTTTCTGATTTTTCGCATACATCATAACGATTGTCCTCAATCCATTTTAAAGTTTCTTCAAAATACTTAACAGGTTCTGTTAATTCTTTTGCAGCTAAAAAAGGAATATCTAAAAGCTTTGCATAAGCACCCTGATATTGCTCAGCAAAACCGTCAGCTAAATCTACTATACTTTCATAAAACTCTTGTAAAGCTTTATGTTCAGCATAACTAGTTGTTTTTAAATGAAGTTGATGTGCAACTGTTCTACTTAAAAACAATACACCAACAAATTTGCCAGCTATTTTCATTTGTTAAGCACCGTAATACACAATAAAGTTTGCGCCAGTGCCTGTCAAACTATTATAAATTCCGTTTTCCATGTATACAGGCTGTGTAAAAATTACATGGTTTTGATAATCTGAAGCTTTTACTTGAACTTTAACTGCAATTTTACCAGCAGCTGATGTGTTATCATATATATTTAATGTAGCTGCATTAGTACCATCTCCAAAAAGAGATACGGCATTAATACGGTTGCGGCCAGTAAAAGTTAAAGCACTTGCGCTTAATACGCCAGTATTTGCTGATGAAGTGGATGCCATTTTTGTTTCCTTATTAAAAAAAGGGATTCCGAAGAACCCCTTTTCAATTTAACGTACGTATGTAACGGTAAAATACCATGGACCACCTGTTGTAGAGGCAGTGCCTGTTTCAGCGTAGGTTGCTGTAATCTTAATATCGCCCAATAAAGGTAAAGGCTCAAGATTAGGCAAATTAGGCATTTGAACAATAGCAGCAGTTGTACCTGCTGTTTTTACGTCATATGCCGTTCCTGTTGAAATTGCTCCCGAATTGTTAGAAGCAACAATGGTAACAGTTGCAGTTGTGGCTGCATCTGAATTTGTACCAACAGATTTTACAACAGTTAATATAGAAGCATCAGCGGGTAACACAGCTTTTAATGTAGAAGACGTTTCCGTACGACTTACAGTAAAAGTTTTAGTTATCACATCTTTTGATGATGGAATATTAGTTGTTGGTCCTGTCGTAGAGACTGGGGTGATGTCGACTGCTTTTAAACCCATATAATTTCCTTTTAAAAAGAAAGAGGAATATTGCTACTCCCCTTTAGGGTTATTAAGCGCCTGCAGAACCGTACAAACCACGGGGATCTGTCCAGCCGAAAGAATAACGAGCAGTGGCTTTGAACTTAGCGTTCTCAGTGTCCCAGTCGTTGTCCATGTCAAACTGATCAGCACGACGCTCAAAGTACTTCATTCCATGAGGCACATTGGTACGGATAAACCATGCATCTGTGTCTGTCAAGTAATGGTTTACTACTACTTGAGGAATCAAACCCATAGTTTTGATTGCGTTGATGTCATTGTTGTCTGTGCCAACACGACCATCGCTACCCAAAATACGCTTTGCTTCAAAAATCAATTGACGTGGAATAACCAATGTTTCAGGTTTTACTGCAATGAGTAAACCAGCATCATTAGTGAAACCAGCAATATCAATACAAGCTTGCTCAATGGCTGCTTCTGACAAGTCAGATGCTGTAGCAATAATGTTTGACCATGTACCACCTTTGATGTTGACGTGAGCATTGCTAAGCAATTCTTTACCGTCACCACCAGTGTACGAGCTGTTGAAAGCACGGTTGTACACGTTAGCTGCAATAACTTCCTTAGTTTGGCGCATAGAGAATGCCAAACCTTGGGCTTTACGTTGACCAACTACATCATACTGATCGTCTTCCATCATTTCACGAGTGATGATGAAACCCAACGCAAATACAGCGTGTTGATAACGTGTAATGAAAGCTTGACGTTCGCTGTCATAAGAGATGGGCGCACCCTCGCTCTTTTGAACTGCTAAACCAAAAGAAGAGATACCAACATCTTCTTCAAAAGCTTTTGCTGAAGTAAATTTGTCGAACAATTGATCATATTCTGTATCATATTCGCCATAAGCTTTACCGTACCATGCATTTACACCAGGCCATAGGGCCTTGGCAAATGAACCACTATTAATAATAGACATATTCTACCTTTCCTTAAGATTAAACGCCTGCTGAGCCAGTACCTGTAGCCATAGTAGAACTGTTGAGTTTTACATAATAACTAAAGTATACGTCGCCAGGGATATTGTCAGGACGATTGGGGAAGCCAACAATCTTCAAAGGAAGAGTAGCAGTTGTTGCCAAACCAGAGCTATCCAATTGCATACCAGATGAGCCTGATGTAGTGTTACCAGCAGTCGTAGTAAATTGTCCGTTTTGTCCTACGTTAGCTGTAATAGTGGCAGCAGATACAGAAGTACCTGCATACTGAACTTCATACACTATGTTTGGATCATCAGCAACCATGACGTAACGGTCAGTAGAAGCACGACGATACACAGGAGTGTTTAAGTTGTCAACAGGAGGAGTGTTAGTTAAATCACCCACGCCTGTGAATACAATACCAACAACGATACCAACTGGAATGTCGGTAGCGCCGCTTCGAGTTACTGTAGGAACACCTGTAGCGGCACGAGCGTCGCCCAAGAGTTTAACAGCGTCGCCAACCATGACTACAGTAGAGTCAGAGGCTGGAATGAAATACATATTGGCTTGACCAGAATAAGGTGAGCCAGTAATGGTTTTAACAGGACGAAACCCGTTAATACGAGATACACTTGCCATTAGCAATTCTCCATTAATAAAATAGACATTTCCTAACGGCACTTAATTTCAGTTAGTCTCGAGAAAGTTCGAGCTTACCATAAGTACCATCAAGAGCTTTTGCTTTGGTGGCACTTTCCAGTTCATTGACACGGCGTTGTTTTTTGGCTTGATCTTCATCATACCATTCTTTTTTGATACGTACAACGTACCCTTTTTGCCCTTGTCCAACGGAAAGTTGAGCAACAGTTCCTTCTGCCGTAGCAGAATTTACCCGTTTATCTCCCACCCTCACGGAATCTTTTTCTACTAGCTCATAACCAGCATCCATAAATTCCTGCACCCTGTCTCCAGAGTCATTAATAATTCTATATTCGTAATTGGGGTCTTTTCCCATTACAGTTAAAACATTTCGTGTTCCAACAGGAACACGCTGCGTACGACCGCTCGGTGCTTTCGCAATAGCTTCTTTAACATTACTCATTTCAAGCTCCTTTAATTCGGTTAAGTTCTTTGATGTATTCTGTTTCAGACATTACACCAGTACGAACAAAACGCTGCATCACTCGACGCTCTTCCTCGGAAAGGGAGACAGAGGAATCTCCTTTTCCACCTTTATTAGAACTTCCTTCTACAGATCCAGGCTTATTGCGATTGGGATTTGTGAATTTATTTGGAAATTCTAGTTTAACATTTTTTTCTACTTCTTGTAGAACAGCAGACGGTGTCAATCCTTTAAAGGCCAAATCTCGGCCTAAAGCATCAGCATACGCCCTCATAGGTTGATTGGTATCATACCATTTGTTTTTATCAACCCAGGCAGTAAATTCAGGATCAATGGTAGGTTCTTGAACAGCTTGATTGCCTTGCTTTAGCAATGACTGATGTTCTTTAACCAAATCAATTTGATCATCAAGTTTAATAACACTATCTGCGTCTCCTTCTTCAAGAGCCGTTTTCTTTTGGGATTTTAATATAGTTAAAGCTCGTGCATATTCTGTTTCACGGGTTTTAGCATGGTGTCCCTTAAGATCATCCAAAGCACGTTTAAATTCTTTAATTGTGCGGTTTTGATCTTCAATTTTTTTAAATAGTTCGCCTCTATCGACAAACTCTTTTGCAGGTCTCCATTGATCAGGATCACCTTCCCATTGATCTTGGGGAACCCAACCAGCCTCCATAGCTTTTTGCTCTGTGGGGGAAAGTTCGGGTGCGGGAGCAGTAGTTTCTGTTGCTACTGCAATATTTTCTTCAGCCATCTAGGGCCTCCTTATTCTTGTCTAAAAATACAAACAATATCTTCATCGTTTAAAGCTACGAACTCATCATTAGTGTATGGGTCAGTTACTTGTTTACCAGCAAACCTGGCATAAGCAATGTAATCCCCTACTTCAATGGGAGAAGGTGAATTAAAATCTCTAAATGCCGTTGGGCCAATAGATATTACAACTCCTTTATCCACGCCTGCTTGTGCACGAGATTTGTCTGCCATTTCTGGTAGTTCAAGCCCCATTTGCTTAGCTCTAACGTATGTTTTGTCTGTTTCTTCTAAC